AATTGACCTCCTACGGTTTTTGTTCCCGAAGTTTCACCCGGATTCAATCCCGAAATAAAACCTCTAAATTTAGGAATATGAGGCTTTACCAAATCATATAAAAATTTAGTTCTGTTTGCTAATTGTAACAGTGGTTCGTTACTTTTGCCACCCACACCACCCTCTACTGGGTCTGTGATTTCTAACTGGTATATTCCAGTCTCCCAAACTGGATTCTCTGGTTGATTTGCCATGATTTATATTTTTAAAATGAAATTGTCCAATTACCATTCAGAATGATGTCCGAATTTTTTACAATCAATGCTCTTACTTTTCGTGCAAATAACGTCGTGTCCTCACAAAGCAATCCAAACTCTACTAAATTCATTCCGTTTGCCTCTGATGAGCCTAATGTCCAGTCAAATTTTACTGATGAAATCGTAGGATAACTAACCGTACCTAATGATTTTGTAAACGCTCCAGTAATAGCAGTATCACCTCCAGCTGGAGCAGTTCCATTAGTTCCGAATGCTATTTTTGTAAGTTGTTTATCTGGGTCAGCCGAACCAAGTAACTGCATCACAGATTGACGACCAGTATTTACGACTAAATTTGGATCAACATAACTTTCTAATATTTTTCCAGTATGAGCGCAAACAACTTGCAACTCAAACCTACCTTTAAGGTTGTGGATTTTTTCTTTCATTATGGTAAATTTATAATTGTTATTTCTAAACTATCGTGAGATTCTAAATATTTTTGCGAGCCATCGTGTAAAAAATCACCATTGTAAAATCTAGCGATATACCCTAAGTCCTCATCCATTGTAGGAGCTTCATAAACAATGTTCAACTCGTCACTCAATTTTGTATCTGATAGTACGTCATTTATTCCAATAATGTACGATATTCCTTCTAGGTACGATCTTACTGGTTTATACTCCTTAATTAATTTTGCCAAATTGCTTTCAGCTATACCATCTATCGAGATAGTATCTCCGATAGTTGTTTCAATCGAAAATCTAGCCCAATCTGTAGCGGGGTCACCTGTATCGATTCCTTCAACTAATGTAGCGTCTTGAAATCCTACAGCAATCATAGCTTGACGAATCGACCACACGGTACCCATATAGCGTTTTAATTCGATTGCTTGCTTAATAATCGCACGACGCTGTTCATCTGTGGTGGCTAAAAAATAACCTCTAAAACCTTCTATATCGAATTGACGTGCTAGTGTTGGCAGTGCCGATGCTGAAACTGTATCGATAACGTAAACAAGTAAGTTTTCAATTTCGATATCGTTCATTCTCTGAGCTACCATAGCATCGAACGCTGCTAAATGAGGTACGTTAGAAATTGAATCGGCTAGTATGTTATTATTGTTTTGGCTCATTATCCTACGTTTGTACCCGATACGGTAACGGTTATAGTTCCTATGTTTGCAAATTCGGTCTCAGCGATAATTAAATCGGCTGACGGAGTGGTTACATTTGCTTTATAAACGCCATCAATCATGCACAACGATTTTATTTGGTCTATAACTACATCTTGACCTAGTAATTTTCTACGACCATTTTTAAATGTCAATAAATTTTCTTCTACAACTGGTAAAATATCAGCTTGCACAGCTCCTTGATATAAAACCAAATTAATAACTAAATTAGTTGCTACTGCAGTAGGTGAAGTTACTACAACTGTATCGCTTAACGGACGTATTTTTTCGTCATTTAAAACAACCTCAACAGCATCTAATATTTCGGTCGGAGTAGTCGATAAACCTTCGACTAATGGAAAAACTTCTACGGTGCCAGGAGTAGGGTTTGTAACCGCCACATCAATAATTAATGGTGATGCAGATTTTGCCCAAAATTCGTAAGCCTTATACGGACCAGCTACCGAAAAACTATTCGGAGCTAATTTAATTCGTTCACGCAACGCGTCGTCGGTTTCTTGGTCTGAACCACCACTGGAAACGGTCGTGTTTGATGCGCTGGCTAAATATGGTTGTGGGTCTAATATTTCGGTAATAGTTCCAATAGCATAATCGTTGAATAATACACCGCTCGTTTGAGCGATTGCAACAACCGAAACGGTATCGACACCAGTTAACACTGAATAGTCTTGTGTGAGCTCAAATGTAGCTCTACCATCAACAGATTGAACTCTCAACCCTGAAGGAATTACAATATCACCGTGACCAGCAGTAAGTGTTAATAAAATAGTAGTTTTAGCCGATTGTGGAATTAAACGAGTTACACCTACCAGCTCCCCTAAAAAATCAATCATAGGATAACGAGCGAATGCAACTAAATTTTGCAATGCAGCATCCTGAATCTGATTTCTAAGAAGTGATTCGCGATAAGCAAACGCATTGATTAGTAGCGTTTCCACTTGCGCTGGTTCTAGCGTTTTACCCGTTCTAGCCTCATAATCTGCTTTCATTTCAGCGATTATCGTTTGAGGGTCACGGTTTATGAATTCAGGAGTTGGAAGTGCCATTTTAAAATCGATTAATATTTTGTAAATATAATAAATTATTCAATAAAAAAAGCCACCCAAATTAATTAATGACTTTCCAACTTAACTAACCAATTTTACTTCGCAACAAAAACCCCTAAAATGAATGCAGGAATAGTCGCTATTTTCCAAAGTGTTTTTTTTCGCTTTTCTTTTTTTACTTGTGCTAAATTATTTTCAGAATTTTTCTTGTGCAATTCAGATGCTTGCTTTTCGAGTGCGTAAGCAGTCAATGAATTATTATTTTGAGTTTCTAAATTTGAGTTTTGAGATAATAAATTTTTATTAGCTGAATTAAGCAAGCCGATTTTTTCGTTTAATTTATAATTTTCTTTAATCGCTCCTTTACCTACTTCTAAATCGATTATTACAACTTCAGATGCAACGCTATCAAGTTTAACGTCCATAACTTCCGATTTTCCATATATTGAATCGAAATACGCTTGTTTTTGATTATTAGTATATGTTTTTACCTCTTTTATTTTTTGAGCTGTATTTTGACGTAATTTAACTAAATCATTAGATACTTTATAAACTAATTTTTCAATGTTTACGTATTGTGATTTTTGATCCGCTAACTCTGATTCTAATTTTTCATTTTTTAGTATTTCAGCTCCTGCAATATTTGATAATGAATCTGCTTTTTTTGTTGCTAATTCAGAAGCCAAAACCGCATTGTTTTCGCTATTGCAACTTTTACCATAAGCAAATATTAAGATGATTAAAACTGCATATTTCCAATATCTTGAAAATAGGTCTTTTACTATTAATTGATTTTCTGTTTTCATTTTAGTTATATTTTTGGATAAACGATTCCGCTATCAGTTATTGTAATTCCTCTATCAACTCTTGCTTTTAATGTTTTCCAATCAAAACCAAAGTCCATTTGAAAGTGAGGAGCATCTTTAAATGATTTCCAATCTCCACCCCATTCCCAACCTCTTGACTTGAATAAGTTTGTTACTTCCATCCAATCTGCTTTACTATCCTTGTCAAAGTCTTTTATCATTGACCAACTTGCTTCCTCGAAAGTACCGTTTCCATCATTATCATAAAGCATCACAATATCAAAAGCTAATCCGTAATTATGAATTGATTGACCACCTTTAGCATTAGTAACTTTAGGTCTTTTGTTGTAAAGAGCATCTTGTTCCGCATTGGTTCTATAAACATAAGCCAATCTTAATCTTGCTCCTTTTCCAAGCAAATTATTAGCATCGGTGTAATCTCTTAACAATTGCGCTCTTACTTTTGGATGCGCTAATTTAATTCTTTCTAATGATAATGAATCCATAATTATTTATTTGCTTTTTTATATGTTTCAAATTCTTTTTGCAATTTATTGTGAGCAGTTTTAAGACCTTCGCAAAGATTTTCTAAATGTTCGTTTTGCTTTATTACTTCTTCGTGTTTAGCCATTAACTCATTGTACTTCTTGTCCAATTCGTCGTATTTCTGCATCCAATATAGAGATTTTTCAACTTCTCTAGTATAAGCAATGTTCAAATCGTTAAATTGACCTTGAAGCATGCTTTGAGATTTTC